TCTCAAAGATTAATCAATAAACTTTTTTCTTTAACTTTAAGTCATGCTCAGGCATCAGCCGGGCTTAAGCTTCTTGTCCCAGAAGGAAGCGTTGATGACGTTGGTCAATTAGAAAGAGATTGGGCCAACCCTAATGCGGTATTAGAATATAACCCAGAATTTGGGGAACCTCATTTCCCAGCTCCACAACCACTCGCCGGAGAATTTTATCATTTAATAGATAGAGTGGAACATTATATAGATTTAAATTTTGGAATTCCTGAATTAATGCAGGGATTCAAGGAAAAAGCTCCCGATACAGTAAGGGGAACAGCTATGCTTTCGGAAATGGGAGAAAGCCGTGGTCGTTCTAAATTAAAAGATATAGAGGGAAGCTTAAACCAACTTGGGAGATGTATATATAATATAGCAAAAGGACATTATACATTCCAAAAAACATTTAGAATCGTGCAACCTAATAATGACTTAACTGAATTTGCAGTTAACAATAGGTTGTATGATGATAAGTCCAACGAACTGCAGACCATAGAAAATGATATTTCTTTAGGTCAGCATGACGTTCGTATTATATCGGGCTCAACATTGCCGTCAAACAAGGTAGCTGAATACAATATGTATCTTGAGGCGTATAAGTTGGGACTGGTAGATGATGTCGAAGTCTTAAAGAAAACAGAGATTTACGACAAAGAAGGTGTATTGCAACGCAAGGGCATGATGGCGAAAATGCAGTCATACATACAACAACTAGAAGGTCAAGTAAAAGAACTCACAGGTGATTTGCAAACGGCAGACCGTGAAGCGGTTCACGCTAAGAAGCAAGTTATCACAGAGAAATTTAAGACCGATTTGAATGAGATTGCCTCTGACGCTAAGTATAAGGAAAGAGTCAAGATTAATCAACTAGAAGGTGTGATTGATAAAGCGGATGTTCGTGCTGAAGCTGCGTTAGCTGTACAAAAGGCGAATAAAGGGAGCTCCTCCAAGAGAGGGAGCGCACAAAATAAACAATAATCATAGGTTTAACTTCTTCGCGGTATCTACGGGTGTTGCGAGTTAAAGAAGAAATCTAAAAGGAGGTTATATGGAAGAACAAGTGCAAAATAGTGTAGTTGAAGCGCCGGAGGCAAACGCTGGGGCGAATCCAAGGGAGGGTTTAGATGTTTCTATGCCCGATGTTGAATTAGCATCAGAAATGCCAAACGTGCAAGATTCTGTAGTAAATGAAGGCAATAAAAGGCCGCCTAATTTAATTGTTAAAGAAGGCGACGATAGCGAAATTGACTATGGAACTGACTGGGAAAATGAAACTCGTAAGTTTCAGTCTATGTATGATAAGCAAAAGGCTGATTACGATAAACTTCAAGGCGAGTACCAACAACTTGCTCCAATGTCTGAACTGCAAAGGGTTCTTGAATCAAGACCTGATGTAGTTGAGGCAATAAGAGATAAGTTAGAGGGGAAAGGCAATCAGGAAACTATACGCGAACAAGATGATCCCAACGCAGTTGACGAATCATCTTTTGACCCATGGGAAGCCTATTACAAGCCTGAGTCTGCCTCATATAAGATGAGGACATCTCAGGAGAAGGCTTTAGTAGACGAGGCTGTTGGACAACATATGTCTCAGATACAAGGCCAAGTTGCGTTGCAAAATTTGCGCAATGAGTTATCTAGTAACTACAACATGCAGGATGAAAAGGATATCAGTGAATTTATTGAATTTGCGACTACACCAAGAGATCAGTTACCAATTGATCTGTTAATTGACGTGTATCGTAAATATTATAATAAAGGAAGTGATAACGTTTCTCCGAACATGGAAGCAGTTAAGGCAGCTCAAAGCATTCCACGGACTGCTGGGATTCTTCAAGGTGGCGAACCACCAAGGAAGAACGAACAGGATTCCGCTTGGGATAGAATTTTGCAAGCTGGGCAAGCGGGGAGAATTCCCTAATTAAAAATAATCAAAAATAGGAGGTAACACATGGCTGTTACAAGTGGGGTAAAATCCAGTTATGATATTACAGCTGCTGCTACTACTGCTGGTATTGGGCAAGCGCCTGATCGCCGCCGATTATACGATTTTTCAGACCGAGTTGCCGAATTGGCACCAGAGGAATCGCCGTTTTTTGTATATCTTTCAAAAGTTGCAAAAGTACCAACGGACGATCCTGTATTTCGGTTCTTAGAAAATCGTTCTAAGATTGATTGGACTACTCGTAACTTTAAATTAGCTGCTGACGTAAATGGAGCTGCTGCCGTAAGTGCGGGAAGCTCTTATCTGTTTACAGTTGATTCTGATAGTGCTTCGGGTGGAACAGCTTCTGGCGGTGCGTCGGTTGATTTCCTTACAAAAGGAATGGTTTTTGCCGTTAATACCGTTAGTGGAGCTGCTGGCTATTCACAGACTTTAGTCCGTGTAGAAAGTGCTCCTGCTGACTTAGGCACATCTAGTTCGTTTACTGGTAAGATTATTAATATATCTAATACAGTAACTTCTGGGGATAGTGCTATTACGGGTGAAGATATTATAGCTGACAATGATAATTGTCAAGTAATTGGTACTTCATTCCAAGAAGGAAGCGGATCACCTGATGTATGGTCTAGCGAAATCGAAGATGATTTCGGCTATACGCAGATCTTTAAAACCGCAGCTGAAATGTCGAATACGGCAATTGCTACTCGTTATCGCGGTTATGCAAACGAATGGGAGCGCATTTGGGCTCTTAAACTTCGTGAGCATAAAGTAGATATTGAGCGAGCATTGCTATTCGGGCAAAGAGCTCGTGTAAGCTCTATTCAATATACCGAAGGTGTTGTTGGACACATTCTAAAGAATGGTAAGGCAATCCTTGGTACTGGCGATATGAGTTACACGGCTGGCGAACCGTATTTTAGGAGTGTAGCTAGTTCAGAGTTGACGTACGATCGTTTGCTTTCAGATATGGAAGTAATGTTCGATCCAGCTCGTGGCGGGGCAAGTGAAAAGTTAGTTCTTGCAGGTCTTCCTGTAATTTCTTTCTTTAACAAACTTGGTTCAAGTTCATTCTTGAGTTCAAGTATGGCTCATAATGCTAATGCTGCTTTGAGTGGTGCTGCTACAACTACTAACCAAGCCCCATATAGAATGGCGTTGGAAGAACGCGCAGGCGCTTTTGGTCATAAAGTATTTACCATTGAAACCGTTCATGGTACAATGCATTTGGTCAAAGAACCGCTATTCCGTGGTATTTCTGCCAACTTTATGGCAATGGTTGATATGAGTAAAGTATCTTACAGGCCATTAGTAGGTAATGGAATTAATCGCGATACATCAATTTTAACTAACGTACAAAACTCTGATGAAGACTTGAGAAAAGACATGGTTCTTACTGAAGCAGGTTTGGAAATTACACTTCCAGAATCTCATGCACTTTATCAAGTAGAACTGTAAGGAGGTTAAAGAATGTATAATAAGTCATTAAATTCTAGTAGCGGAAGCTATAATACTAAAAAGCGTGCAATACAGAATATTGACAATGGCGCTGCTGTATCAAGAACATTAACGGATGCTGAGTCTGGGACTCTATATCTTGTTGATATGTCAGCAGTAGATAACAACGTTGCAATAACTCTGCCAACAGCTTCAGGTTCTGAAGGTGTATGGTATGATTTCTGTTTTACAGTTAATTGTGATGACAATGCAGATTTTTCTGTATCAACTGGTGCTGATGGAACCGATATATACGGTTATATTGTCTGCGGTGCTGCAAACAGTACGGTTGACGATGTTGATGGATTATCAAAAATAACTGTAGATGGTTCAGTGGCACAATCGACAGAAGGAATGAGATTCTCGTTCTTATGCGATGGTACTAATTGGCATCTTAGCGGATACAATGCTACTGCAATTGGAACTGTTCTTATTGTAGAATCTGCTAGTGCTTAATTACCTAAATAGATAAAGGTAAACAGTTTTGGATACTGTGGGGCTATTCGTATAAAGGTTTAGCCCCTAAAATCCTAAAAATTTTAAAATTGGAGATAGTATGGCAGCTTATAACACGATAACAAAAATTATAGTAGGGCAAGTTCCGTCTGGAACAGAAGACAGTGGTACGTCTGGTACATTGTCGGCACAAATTAATGATTTCTGGCAGTCACTAGATAGCACTAGCGGTGCGGTTCAAAGTATGACTGCTGTGCAACTTTCGCCCTATACAATTGCAGTAATTATAGTTTACTTAGGTTAAGATGCCTAAGTGTCAGCATTGCAAAGAATCGAATCCGGAGAATTGGTTCTATTGTAGAGAGTGCGGTAAAAGAGCCTCTGCGCCAAAATTTACAACAAACTCTTGGATGAGAACTGAAGCCGGGAAAAGAACGGATGTAGAGTTTAATACTATTTCTTATGAAGATAGTATTGATAAAATGAATAAAGCCGATAGTCGGTGGAAGGGATTTTAATATGCCTACAGTAAGAAAGAAATCTGGCAAAGTAAAAAAGTATCCATATACTAAAAAAGGTAAAGCTGCAGCTAAAAAAGCTAGTAGAAATAATAGGAGATACTAATAAATGGCAACGTTTAGCGCACAAGTAACAGATTTAGTTGGCACTTTTAGTGACGAAACTGCTTTAGATACGTTTATCACAGAGGGAGCTAATGAAGTTATCAATGCTATGCCTCGCAATATGTTAGAGCGTGTAGCAGAAGAAACACCCGTTACTACTGGTACCACCGCTTCTGAAGGGCATAAAGTACTTCATATGTTGAGAAATGATGGGACAATAGATCAACCGTGTCGTCGTATACCCGCCAGTCAAAGAGGTAGGGTTGCTGATAGCGATGATATGGAATATGCTACCACATCAGATCCAGCATATTACGTTAAAGATGGTAAGTTTAATATTCTTCCAAGTGGTGCTGGTCTTTTAGTTTCTATGCCTACATATAGCCAGACCTCCCCATTAGACGCTAGTGCTATTAGCACTATAACAAATTTCCCAAATGAAGCTGAATATTTAGTTGTTTTATATGCTGCTATAAAAGCATTACAACAAGTTATGAATGGTAAATCATCATCGTTACCGACTGATGTTACTTTACCGTCTGCTCCTGTTGCACCTGAAATTAGTACAGTATCTTATACTGATGCAACAAATGCTGATGCTACTGTAGGGGCTATAGTTGTGTCTGATAAAATAGATATTAGCGGTAACGCACCATCGTTTGTATCTCCTGTTTCTTCATCAGCTGATTTCGCCAAGGTAACTTCATATGTAGAGACTGACGAGGATGTAGAATTAGCTGCGGCTAAAGTACAACAGATACAATCTCAAATTTCTGATTTTAACGCCAAAATGCAAGAATCAACAAATAAGTTCAATAAAGAGAATGTCCGTTATCAGATGGAGTTTCAAGAAGAAGTTACAAAGGTAAATCAAGATTTACAAGCAGAAGTAGAAACTTTTAAAACGAAAGCAAGTATTGCTCAATTTAATAAACAGCAAGACCAAGCTTTAAATTTAGCTAATGCAGCTAAGCAAATAGAAGATGTAATAGCGGATAATGGTAATAAGCTTCAAAAATATGCAAGCGAATTACAAAAATATCAAGCTGAGGTTACATCCGAAATTCAAAATTATAGCGTAAAGATTCAAAAGCATACTATGGATTATCAATGGTTAATTGGACAACATCAAAATTTAATTGCAGATTATCAAAGAGGATTGCAATTATTAACAGGTGCAAGAGCATCTTAAGATAAACGAAGGGAATAAATAATGGCAGATACAGCAAGAGGAGCAGTTTCAATGACACCAGTTGTCACCATTGCTGCTGATTCTGATGCAGATTCAGTAGATGCTATACATCATAATATTAAAACTTCAGTAGGTGGTGATTGCACTAGGGTAGCTCAAGATACAGATGATAATTGGTTTTATGCTCCAAATGTAATAGTTACTAGTACATCTGAAGAGTTATTTGGAGCAAGTGATGATGCTACTGATTTAGTTGGAGCTAGTGGAGACCAGACAAATGGCCCAAATGAAGCAGCTGGAGCTGCGGTAACATATACAGATGATTCTACAGCTGATTGTTCAGCTGATAAAGTATGGTTCTTATTAGTTAAAAATACAGGGACAAGTGATACTTCTAATACATCTACTACTAATAGTGTTTATATTAGTTTAGATGGGACAGCTGCGGCTTATAACGCTTTAGATAATATTGAAATTAAAGATGGCGAGGCTTGGATGGGTAATATTGCTGGGCCATTAATGCAAAATATTTTTATAATATCAGCTCAAGAAAGAGGAGCTGGAACGGCTGCTACTGTTAATAGTAGTACATCTGTTAGGTGTACAGTCGTAGCTATGATAGAAGATGTAGCGTAATATATGGCTAAAGAATTAGTTGGTATAGAAAATGACGGGTTAAAAGCTAAAGTTATTTATATTGAAAATGATACTTGGTTTAGCGAGGATCTTAAAGTAGGTATAACAATGATTAAAGACTTAATGCCTGATCAAGACGACAAGTAAAATAAGCCTTGCTAGAAAGTCTAATTTTAACTTGTGTTTTGTCATCTCCAATTTCATTGGATCAATTAGATCAGTATTTTTCTTGTAAAGATAGAAATG